CCCCGCCTCGATCACCTGGGATCGCGTGAAGGGGAAATCTGCATCCCCGGTGTTCTGGTGGGCTTCGATGGTCCGCGAGCCGAAGAAATAGACCTCCCGTCCCAGCTCGTGTGCTCTGACGATGGTATCGGGATCGGCTTCTGCCGTGCCTTCGTCCAAGGCATCGATGGTGGAGAAATTATCGATCCCCGACAGCATGAACCGGCCATTGGGGACCGCATAGATAGCGTACCCGTCGAGGTAGGCCTGGGATGTTGGAGGCGGAAGGTCAGGGTCATCGATCTGCGCCAGGCTGTCTCCGGTCAGGACAAAGAGCAAGCCGTCCGAGACGATTCCGACTTGAGTAGGCACAGCCCGGTTCCTGCGCATGTAGACGGGATTTGCCCCCGTGGCGATGCCGCCTAGAACCGTCTGCTCCGCCTGCGAGCCGATCTTGTAGAGCTGCTGCCCCGAGACGACGTTCAAGACGTCGTCGGAGATGGCGAGCATATCCCGCACACCCTGGCCTTGTAGCTCCGGCCCGAAATTGGCGAGCCCCGGACAAGCCGTGATGACAATCTGGGACTTGCCCTCTTCGCCGATCTCTTCGGCAAAGCAGTTGATCAGCCGTCCGTTACCCGCGTGCTTGGCGTGACGGGAGGGATTGGACCGCACCCCGAGGGAGATGGGAACGAGGGGCATCAGGTAGACGCCTTGATGCGCTCGGCCAGGGACGAAATCTTATCCCTGGTGATGACACCGGAAATGGTCTCCTGAAACGATCCTGAGGTGATGCGGATTCCCGCTTCGCCGGCATCTTCGACCGAAGCGGTGATGCCGTGCTCCTTCTTCAGGATGGCGGCGATCTTGTCGGGGAGGGAGTATGTTGGCATCTACAGGTTCCGCACGAACTGCCAGGTGACAGTGCCGTCGGCGACGGACGAGGCCGTTCCCAAGGGGGCGAGGATTCCAGAAGTCCCGGCGACGGTGCATTCATAGAGGCGGCCGTTGGATTGCACCTGATCGCCGACGGAGTAGGCGGTCTTCTGTGCCCAGAGGTCCGGGTTTCCGACGCTCAGCCAGTACCGCTGCGACGGCATGTTCCTGAGGGCTGTATCGAACTGGGCCAGGGGAACGTGGTTGAACGCGGCCTGAAGCCGTGCCCAGCCGTTCTCGGCATCGCGCACCACACCAGCCGACGGAGACGTGCCGAAGTCATCCGCCAGCCGAACAGCCAGAAGGGCGACGACGCCTTCCTCGAAACGAGCATCGAGAGGCACATCCCCAGACACCTTCACGCCGTCGGCTTCCCAGCCGGCGATCATGGCGTTGAGGGCGGCAAGTCCGTCCGCGGCGTCATCGGCTGATGGGTCCTCCCCTGCACCGATGACCTTGAGCCGGCGAAGGGCCCTGGTGACGATCTGAGCCGATGAGCTCACTCAGAAACTTCCTCGGCCGGCGTTTCCGGCTTCGGCTGCTTCCTGGGCTTTTCCGGTGTCTTGGGGGGCTCCGGCTTATGGAACTTGCCCCATCCAGAATGCGGGTCGCTCATGCCGCTTTGTCCTCTTTGCTGGGTTGCAGGAAGTCGCCGAGCTTGCCGGCGAACTCATATTGGCCGATGTGCCCCATGGCGATCTGGGTATCGAGGAACACCTTGCCGCCGATGTCGCGCCAGCGCTGGCAGAAGGCGTAGTCCTCCGACAGGGTCCGCCGGTTCCCGTCCTCGTCCGTCCACCAGTAGGGATCGAACAGCCGCACCGTTTTCCCTCCCGGGACCGCGCGATCGAGACAGGTGAGGTCCGGTCCGTAGTGCCGGGTCATCTGCTCGAGCATGCCCCGGCTCATCTTGATGAACCCGCCGGGGAGCCCCCACACCTCGGCGAGACCTGAGCCGGTGTCGGCCTGCAGCGTCGCGCCGGCGGAACGCACCAGGAAGTTGATCGGCAATTCGCGCTTGGGATAGGCGCCGCCGACGAACTCTGCGTCGTGATCGAGAAGCTGGATCAACCCGCCCGCCTGCCACGACAGATCGCTGTCGATCATGACGAGATCGGTCGCTTCCTTGTCGGCGAGGAAATGCGTCGCGATCTGGGCTCTTGCGGTGTAGATGTCCGCGTGACCCACTTCGGTGAAGAGATAGACCGCATCCCCGCGCACGATAAGGCGCATCATGTCGTGCGTCAGGGAGCGGAGGGTGCCGACGTGGATGGTTCCCCCGTAGCAGGGGATCGCGAGCCAGATTTTGCGCCGGCCCTTGGGAATGTCGCTGGTGACGCTGTTGAGTTTCGCCTGTCGCCGACGCTCGTGGCGGTTGAGAATATGGCTCATGCTGCCTCTCCCAAACGCACACAGCGCGACGGCTTGACGGCTTCGAGGGCGTAGAAGTGCTGCGTGCCGACGACCTCGGATGATGCGACCTCGAAATCCGCCTCGTAGCAGAAGCGATAGTCGGTCATCGGCGTCTTTCCCACCTGGCGCTGATATTGGCTCTGGTCGAGAAACACGAGGCATTCCGGGCCGATGATGCGCGTATGGCCGGGATCGCCCCAGGCCCACGGCGAATGCGGCGCGGGGGACACACCGACGAGGAACCCGCCCGGCTTCAGGATGCGCCAGAACTCGGAGAACTGGGCAAAGAACGTGCGATAGTCGCCCTGGGCTCCGAGGTGTTCCATGACGTCATAGAGATGCACCTGATGGAACGTGTCGTCGGCGAACGGATAGGGCAGCACGGTCAGGTCGTGGACGACGTCGGGCTTGTGGTCGGCGTTGATGTCGAGCGTGACGAGCTCGGTCCATCCATCGCAGCCCTGAAGCTTGACCTTCATCTCCCGGTTTGAACCGCACCCGGCAAGCAACTCTGGCATGAAACCCCCTCAATGAGAGAGGGCGGGGAATCCCCGCCCTCCTGTTTCGTGTTTTGAGCGCTAGGCCGTGCCGCTCGAGCGGACGGCGAGCCGCGGGTCGATCAGCCGGCGCCCGTACAGCATGTCGAGACGCCATTTGCTGATGTCGTTGGTGCCGTCGTAGATCGGGATGACACGGATGGAGATGCCGTTGTGGCTCTTCCTCGCACCGCCATAGGCAGCGGCCGGCATCTCCATGGGCACGATGGCGAGGGCCATCGCGTTCTTGTGGAAGAACAGGTTCTGCTTGTAGGCGGTCGAGGCCGTGCCGACGTTGGTGATGGTGCGGCCGTCGAAGTTGCCCGAGTAGGTCACAGTCTGGTGCGGGCCGGTGACGATGATCGGCGGGGAGATGGTGAGGTTGGTATCCGCCGTGGTCGTCTCGTTCGCCGTGGTGTCCGCGGTGACGACGAACTGCTGCAGGATGCCCGTCGACGCCTTGGTCTTCTGGTTGACCATGTACACGCCGTCGATGGTGAACACGTCGCCGGCCTTGAGAGTCGCCGAGGAATCCCAGCCGTCGGTGACGAGGGTCTGGGTCCAGGTGTTCTTGGCCGTGTCGTAGGTGACCTCCTGCGAGTTGCCGTCGGTCAGCGGCGTGGTGTTGTCGCGCGTGCCGCAGGTGTGGGTCGGGGTGACCTGCGACATGTAGGTGTCGACGCCGGCGAGCGGGCCCAGTTCACCGCGGCGCAGGGCATCCTTCACAACGTCAGAGGCGAACAAGGCCGTGTTGGACGAGACCAGACCAGCGTGGTCGGCCGGGGAGAGGATGGCGCAGCGATCGGCCATCGGGATCGACATCTCGTTCATGCGCTGCACGGGCACCATGAAGTCGGAGAACGAGTTGATCGTCTGGCCGGCGGTGCCCACCCAGTTGTACGTGCCGCGGTAGAACTGCGTCAGCACGTCGTTGGCCACGTAGTTGATCATGTTGATCATACGCGGCTTGATCACGCGCTCGGAGAGGTCGTCGATCTTCAAGGTGAGGTCGGTAGAGGTGAACTGGAAGTCGGAACCGATCTGCTGGTCGACGGTGAGCGTCACCTTGCCTTCGATCACGTCGGTGGCCGACAGGGTGGCACCGGTACGGACCTGACCGTCTTCAGGGCGGCGGATCGAGATGGTCTCGCCCACCTTGTAGCCGTTGACGGTCTTGTCGAACTCGTCCTCGTAGGCGCGGTGGATCTTGCCGAGCCAGCCGAGTTCGTTGTCGAGGATCGCCAGGGCTTCCTTGGCGATGATGTCGGCGGTCAGGGTCGTGTTGCTCATTTAAGGCATGCTCCGATGGGGAGCCCCGTTCACGCCTTCCGCTTCTGCCGTTCGCGGTACCAGGCCGAGTATTCGGCCGGAGACATGTCCGCGGGGTCCTTGGCTGCGACGGAGGGCGCACCCGGCATCTTCGGCGGGGGCGGCGGGGCGGCTGTGGTTTTGCGCACCTGCGGCGCGGCGGTGAGCCGGCTTTCGATGCGCGCGAGCTCGATGCCCTGGTGGTAGGGGTGAAGAGCGGAGATACGCGCGGCCTCGTTCGGGTTCTGGGTGAGGAAATACGCGACCTCAGCACCCTTATCGCTGGCGGCGATGAACTCGGCCGTCTCGTTTGAGAGGACCGGCAGCGCGGTGAGCTGCTGCCACAGCCCTGGCATACGGTCGGCGACGGCCTCGGCTTTCGCCTGGATCGTCGCGTCACGCACGGCCATTGCCTGCTGGATGGCGGTCTCACGCTCGACGTTTGCCTCTTCCGCGCGCTGCTCGCGCACGGCGGCCTTGACGTTGAAGCGGTCGACCTCGTCCTGCGTGGCGTTGGGGCCGGGTTCCTTGAGCGGTTGGCGCAGCCGTTGAAGCTCTGCCTCCGCCGCCTGGGCTCGCAACTGCCATTCGTTGCGCTGCGCCGTGAGCTGGCCGATACGCTCCTTGGCCGGAACCTTGTTCGCCTTCTTACTTTCGTCTTCACCTTGACCTTCGGGCTTGCCCTCTTGCGGCTCGGGCGTGCCGGGTGCCTGCGTTTCAGCCGCGGGCTGCTGGGTATTGGCTTGTTCCTGAGTTGCGGCCTCAGGCGCCGGGATGTTCAGTGCGGGGCCAGGGATGACCTGGCTCTCAGCCGTCGACGATTGAGATGCGGGCGTTGCGGCCGCCGCTGCCGGGGTCGTTTCAGTGCTCATAATGTCCTCGGATTACTTTCAGCCCTGACGGGCCGGGGGATTGGAACGCTGTACGGATTCCTGCCGGCGCTGATCCTCGACGGAC